TATGTATAAAAACAAATAAACTAGGCTCAGAATTTAAACTGACCTAGTTTATTTATATATGTCTTTATTTTGTCCCACAACATGTCCGTGGAATGTCCTATGGACATGTTTATACTAACCAATTATATTTTTATCTTCCAAATCAAGCTTTCCCTCTTTATAAAGTTTCTTTGCCTGATTAAAACTTATTCGATTATAACCTCCGTCATCATCAGGATATTTGTGAGAACCATCATCACTATTTATCGTATTCTTATTATCTAAAAGTGTCAAGAATTTTTGTAAGAATTGTTTAAGCTTATTTAAACTATCTTTAAATGGAGGAAAAAGTTGCTTTTCTTGTAGTTCCTCAAGAGTAAACCATTCAGCTTGTCCTATAAATTCATTTTTATCAATAGTAGGTATTCCCACAAATTCATCAGTAAAATATAGCTGTGAATCAAAATAAGCCCTGTTTTCAGCTTTATAAGTCCCTAAATGTATAAGGTTAAGAGGTACAATATTAAACTCTTCCATAGCCTCTCTTATTGCTGTTTCCTCAGCTGTTTCTCCATATTCTACCTTACCACCTGCACCACATAGCCCCTCATTGTTTCTTCTTTCTGCACAAAGTATTTTACCATCTTTTATAGTAATTACTGCTGATGCCTTTATATTTTCGTCTGAATCTTGTTTATTTAATTTTTCAGGAGGTTCATCACTGTTACTTATACTCTCCTGTTTATTGTTCTTAACAATATCAAATACATCATCTGGAAGTTTTATGTTATCTTCAATTTCTGTATCATTTAAATCAAATTCTCCTCTTTCAACAAGTGATTTTCTTATTTCTGAAGGATCTAAAATATTGCTATCAATATAAAGTTGAGCAGTCTGTGCCTTTGTGTATTCAGTAGTTGCCTTAATCTGTTCTGTACTTGCTCTTTCAGATTCAGACATAGACCACAATGAAACAAACTTTATCTTGTATATAGGAATCTCTTCTAGCTTACCCTCTACTTTTCCTTGTTTTAGTATTAAATCAATAACTATTCTTGCATTTGACTTGATGTTCTGTTTTTGAATATTTTCAACCATATTGTAATAATTCTCAAGGTCTGAATCTCCTGTAGCATTCATTCCAGCAGGAGAGCGTCCAAACAATATGGTCTGTGGTATATTGGTAACTGCCGACAACATATTGCAAGTAGAATCAATTATATCTTTTACTCCAGACATAGGGAGAGTCTTAAAGTCATACTCTTCCTCTGCATCAATAGCTATTGAATTTAATATACCTCTTGCCATATCTATAACTTGTAATCTCTGTAAAACTGTTTCCTCTCCATCAGATGTAGTAAGCATATTAGCAAGTTCTTTCATTTTATAAATTGCTTGAACACTTCTTTCAAGGAGTTTTACCCCATTTTCATGTGTTGTAACACATTCTCTTAATGCTCTCTTTATCTTAATATATTCAGGAATACCCCAATATCTATATAGTGCATTTGTAGTCTGCTCTGGAAGTTTTCCATTTCTAAATACAAGACATCTACTCCTATGTACCGTAAAATATCCATATATACTTGATATTTGATAAAACTCAGGCTCTCCAAATGGTATATTAGGCTTTAAGGAGTTCATTAAACCAAACCTATACATTGATGTATAATCAGGCTGAACAACTGACCTTTCAAATACTCTTAACTCTTCTATTGATGTAACTTTTTTGAGATTTAGGGGTTCTTCAAGCCCTTTGCCATCATTTACAAGCATAACTATTATTGCACCACCATATAGCCTTGACCACTTTAAAGCTGTTGCAAATTTTTCTTCAAAATCAAGTTTATCTAATATAGTATCTACATATTCAGCTATATCTTTGTTTCCATAGTCTATATCAAATCCATGTTTTACTGCCTCTTCTGCCGGTCTGTCAACTATTTTAGTAAAAAGTCCATTGCTTTCATATAATCTTACAAGCTCTAAATCACTTGAATATGACTCTTGGCTATACTCATAAGCAGTTGTATTATCCTGTGTTGTGCCATACTTGTTTAGCATGTTGGTATAGCCATCTTGCCTAAGCTCATTTTGAGTCCCCTCTATAATAGCAGCTCCCCTTTTTAATCTCAGTTGCTTATCAAGTAAGGCTTTCTCATATTCATTCATATTGTCCTTGTTCTCCTTTCCTAAAGTAGACTTTTTATATTGAATCCCATACACAGTGTAATTTCATTAAATGCTGAACTGCTTGCATCAACCATATCTTTAAACTTGCTATCAGGGAAAGATTCAAGTTGATTTAGGTATTCTTCATTCCATTCTCCAGCAACTAAATCAAACATTCCGTGCTGCCATTGTGCTGCCATAGGCTCTGCCCGAGTGACTTTATCCCCTGATTCGGCTTTGACTACAACACTAAACCCTGATAACATCTTAATATATGATTGAGCCTGTTCCTTGCCTGCTTGTCCGGGATCTTGTGGTAACCTTTGTCTTGCAAATGGATATTTCTGTTTATCCAACTTTGCAGTTATTAATATTGTATTTCTTACATCTCCTGCTTTTAGCTGTTTATTTATGACATTTAAAATAACAAATCTTCCATTTGACCTCTTTCCCATAAGCACTCCTGCAGTAAATGCTGCATCTTCATTTTCCTTTTTATCAGTTGCGGCCAAATCCCAACCTCTACAAACTGCGACCAAGTCGGTTGGATAATCTTCAAGTATTTCTCCAACTTGACTTCTTTTAAAGAATGACCCTGCCGCAGCCTTTATTTTCCAGTTACCTTTTAACAGCCTTTCCATATCAACTTCTGTTAAAGCTTTAAGGTTGGCAAGATAACCAGGGTCATTTTCCATCAACACCTTGTTATCCTCAAGCTTGCTTGCAATAAAAGTAACACTTTTGCAATCATTAATACCAATACCATATTTATCAGCTAATTCTTCCCTACTATTTCCCCAATATATAACATCATTAAGTATGCACATATATCTTATTTGTCCTGATCTCTCAGAAATTGGATAGCCACTTTTCTCATCTATCCACCAAGATATAAATTCAGCTACCCAAGAATCCGAGTCAGGATTACAAGTAGCACGCACATAAGGTTTTATTCCACATGTAGTTCTATTTCTTGATAACATATATAGGAACTGATGCTTGGTAAAGTGCGTAAGCTCATCAAAACCTATATAAGCTATCTCTGTACCTTGCCACGACTTAAGATCTTCCTCTCTTTCAATATGTGCAAAATTTAGTTTTCCACCTCCATCAAATTTCCAATTTAATTTTGGAGATTTTCGTGGGTGTGCATCAGGAACTTGTCCATATATTTTATTACTTGCGTCCCACAAACCACCTTCAGCAGTGATTTGATTATAGTTGTGTCGAAATATAACTGCACCAAAACCGGGAATATCTTTATGACGTAAAGCTTCTAGGAGTAAAGCGTATGTCTTTCCTCCACCTGCAGCACCACCATATATAACAATATCAGCAGAAGATGCCATAAACATTGTCTGAGGTCCTGCTTGTGGTGCTAGCTGAAAAGATTTTTCTTTATCTCTCCCATTCTTTGGTAAATTAATTACAGGATATACCATATCTATAATTTCAGAATTTTCTTCCTCTACAATCCCAAAACGATTTAAATCACCTGTAAGTTCTGCAAGTATTCTAATTGCTGATGCATCACCATCAATCATTGCCTTATGCATAAGTCTAACAACAACAGCAGCTTGATATGTCATATCATTTTTATCAACTCCTACTCTAGCAAGCATATCTCTAACATTTGCCATTTCTTTGCTTACAGAAGTTTCCATTATGCTTTTTGCCATTTCTCTCATGTTCCTTTTAGCTCTTCTGACTTCTCCAGATTTAATACCACCTGCCCTGCCTTTTATCTTCGCTTCCTCTTTGGTTTTAATTGGTTTCAAATCACATCTCGCCACATCTATTTAACTCCTTTCCAAAGAAAAAAGGAACTCAACACAGACAATGTTATCTGTTGTTAAATTCCTTTTTACTTTTTATTTTATTTATACACCTTATGCACCATATAAACTTATAACTATTTCTTTGCCTTTTTCTATTGCACTTTGTATATTAGTCCCTATCTGCCTATAAAATTCAGGGTGTACTATACACTCATATGCCCTAGTCATTGCATCTCTTTGTTCCTTTGTTATATTTAACCTGAATCCCTTAGCTATCTTAAGTGCCTTTTTAAAATCTCCATTTGCTACTGCTTCTCTAACAACATCTGTTTTCTTTACCATATCGTATACCTCTTTCTTGGACTTTTCCAACCTTTTATCGTATACGTACGCTAACATAATCTCCAACAGTGTCAAGTTAAATTTCGTATTTATCTAAAATTTTTTTAACTGGATTTCCTTTTCTTCCTTTTTGGTATTCTTTCATTGCTTTATATTCTTTTTCAGTACATAATCCATTTTTCCACTTCCATTCATATCTAGGCGACCAATCTCCATCTTCAAAAAATGCCGGTTGCATTGGAGATAATCCTGCTTGTTCAACTAAATTCATATCCCAATCAGTTTTACCTTGCTTTTTACCTTTCAAGGTATGTACATCATATACCCATTCAGGAATTATGTTATCAATTAATTTACAATCTCTAATATCTTTATATGCAAAATTATCCCAATTTATACCTATAAAAGGCTTTATTATATTATTTGCAACTAAACTATCAAAATCTTCACTTATATGGTACATTATAAGCATAACAGCTTTACATAAATAAATTTCATCTCTTTTCTCAACTTTATTATTCTTATTCACATATTTGTCAGCTATTTTTAGACCTATTATTTCTCCCACTAATATTTCAGCACATTCTTCTTGTGCCATAACATAAAGAGTATCCCATATAATACTATAATTATATTTGCGTAACATATGAATAGCATAGCCTGTAACTTCCATATCAAGTGTGCGAATACTTTTACGAAGAACTCCACAAAGAAAGTCTTGAAAATCTATATCTGAATTGATTGTTTTCTGGGAAATAAGCTCATCTTTACTATTATTCATAAAGTCAAATATAGATATATTCTCTCCGTCCTTTTCTTTTCTCTCTCCTTTTTCTAATTTACCTAAAATATATTTCATTTCAAATACATCTTCTTGAACAAGTTTTCTATCCTCTTTACAAGCTTGAATAAATTTCTTAGAAAGCTCTCCTGGATTCTTAACTTCTGTATTAAGAACAAAATTACATGCAAAGTAACAAGCATCTCTACTTTTCTTTGCTTTGCACATTAACTCCACTGCTTTAGATACATACTGTGTATCTCTGTCATATCCTTTTAAATCTTTATTTTTTAATTCACAAGTATGGCGTAATGCAACAATCTCCTTTGTAAGGATACCCCAACAATCCTCTGCTGATACAGTAAGTAATCTTTTCCACAGCATACCATAGTATGTGCCAAATAACTCATTTGCTGCATACCCAGCTCTATCTTTATCCTCTCGTCTAATCGCCTTTTGCAACAAAGATGCCATATCAAACATATTATGACCACTCCTTGTTATTAAATTATAACCCATATATTCCTCCTCTTTTTAAATTTGACATATCGTAACATATTCTCCATTATAGTCAAGGATTTTTAAT